CCAGAGTGTGTTCGATGTTGACGGCCGTGGGTTCGGACGCGGGCTCCAGAACGGCATACCCGAGGGCATTAAACCAGAGAGGGTTATAGTTGATTTCACCGAGCAGCTGGTTGACGATCACGAGGTGGCTGGTTCCGATGCCCCAGTCTGCCCGGTCCTCTGCAAGCACGGCGGAGATCGGCGTTTTGACGATCAGGCCGATCCCGCACGCGGTCAGCAGCTGTTCAACGGCCTGGATGTAGTTCGTGCCGGCCGGGATTGTGAGCTGTGTCTCGGTGTAGGTGTCCCGGACGCGCCAGCTGCGGTCGTATGCCTCGACCCGTACGGTGCGGGAAGTTTCATTTTCCGCGATCTGCACCGATGCGGGGAGAAATACGCCCAGGCTGTGTGCCGTGCCGTCGATGACAAGCTCCGGGCGGATCTCATCCGTCAGCCAGTTGACGCTGTCGCCGGGGTCGAGAAAAATGCCGGAGAAGCTGGTCTTGATGTCGGAGCTGTCGTCCATCCGGACCTGTCTGGATCCGGAGTCTGCGGGGAGGAGCGTGGTGTAGTCGGCCCCGTCTCTCACGACGACAAAACGGAAATCAATCTCACGCGTCATAGCTCACAAAGTCCTCCCAGTCGATCTGCTGCAGCGTAAAGCTGTAAGAGGTATAAAAGCGCTTTACGGTCTTCTGCAGCTGATTGAGCACGCCGACAAGGACGCTGGCGCGTCTTGTTTTCAGGATGACGACCTTCCCGCGCAGACCCTCAAAGGCTCGCGCGTCTTCTTCGGTCCAGAACGCGCAGGTGAAGGATCCCGAGAAGTCCTCATACGGCGACATTTCCAGCACCGGATATTTTGCCCCGGTCACATGGATGTGGGCGACGGTCTTCGACCATCTGAAGTTCTCTTTTCTGCTGGACTCTTCCGTCAGCCGCATGGAAATCCACGGGCCGCCGTCAAGTGCTGAGATGATGGGCGTCCTGATGTTCATGCTGCCGGCCACGATGTTGGTCTGGGTGTAATGTCCGGAGACGCCGTCCTGCGCCACAAAAGTTCTTGCAAAGTATTCATGGGTCCCGACGGCATACCGGTCCACAAAGGGCGCGCCTGCGGGCGCTGTCCCGATCAGAATTCCGTCCCGGTAGTATCGCACCGTCGCGTCCTGGTCGGATATGTCAGTTGTCAGAACCGCGTCCGCGCCGAACTCTCCGGCAAGGGATGGCTGAGATGTGGGACCGCCGACCTGGATAGAGGTCTCCGCCGGCTGGCTCCACAGTCCGTAGATCCCCTGGATCCTCACGCTGATGGTGTGCTCGCCCTCGCTCAGCGGCTCCGGCACGCTCCAGCTGTACACGCCGACGCCGTAGGACTTTTTGACGACCTCGCCGTCGATGCTGATCTCGTAGGCTTCCTGGCCTTCGGACTGCCAGCTGATTGTCGTCAGCGGCACCGCTGTTGCGGTGAGTCCTCGCACGGGATCCGGGGCGTCGACGCAGATGAAGGATGCCTTGCTGTCCGGTCCGCGGTTCCCGTCGATGTTGTAGGCGTGGACGAGCCACTCAATCTCACCGGCCGGGAAATAACCGGCGTCAACAGTCCACTCCGTGATGACATCCGTCGAAGATTTGATGACGTGCCACTGGTTGTTTCCTTCGCTTGGCAGCTTCCACCACAGGTTCATAAGGCTCATTTGCAGACCGTCGGCGCTCTGCAGCGTCCACCTGAACGTGATGGGCGCACTGCCGTCTTCGACGCTGTTGATCGGGCTGCTCACCGTGGCGTAGGCTGTGGATGCCGTCGTCGAAAAGCTGTAGACCACGGTCTGAGATGCCGATCCGCTGGAGTCCGTTCCGGACAGGTACCACTCGATCGTCGAAGAAATGGGGAACGTATTCGCCGGGACCGTCACGCTCTGCGTGCTTCCGTCCGCGGGGATCTCGGTCCATGTTTCCGTCCCGGCCGTGCGCCAGAACAGGGAAGCGCTCTGCTGAGGATAGTTGCCGGCCGTGTTGGAAAAATACCAGGAGAAGACGATGTCTTCCCGGGGATTCATGTAGCCGGACGTCGGGCTGTTCTGTGGTGTGATCTGGGACGGTGGAGTCGTAAACCGGAAAACATCAGTCTCTGTTGTCGTTCCGTCCGTGTCTGTACACCGGACCTTGTAATCGATTGTTTTCCCGGTTGGGAACGTATAGGGCGGAATGGTCAGGCTCATTTCGGAGCTGTTCACCGGGATCTCGTGCCAGACCCCGGCCGCGCGCCACAGGAAGACTGCCGAGGCCTGTTCCCAGGTTTCGTCGACACATCTGCCGCCGCCGGCGGAGCCCAGCAGCCAGGAAACGGTCGCCGCTGATCTCGGGTTTACGTTTGACGGCAGCTTGCCTTTGCTGGTAAAGCCCACCTGGCTGGTGATAATGACCGCGTCATCATATTCAATTCGGACAAATGGCGCGGTGCCGTCTGAAAGAACGGTTCTGATGTACCACGGGGTGTCTCCCAGGTTGGACGTCCAGTAGCCGCTGTCGATCCGAAACGCGCCTTTCTTCAGGAGTTCGACGGCGGCGTCCGGCTGCCAGGAGGCGGTCCTCTCTTCAAGCGGCAGCCAGATCAGTCCCCAGCTGCCCGGAGAGAGCCCGGCGTCAGATGCAGACCTGTATGCGCTGTAGTTGGAATTGGCCGGATGGTTGTAGTAGGTGACCTGCGCCGGGTCGAAGTCTGCGCAGGTGTTGGCATAAACACCGAGCGAATAACCCGCCCGGACATAGAGCCGCAGGGAAGCGGAGAGGATCTTGTTTCGCTTCAGACTGTCCGGCCAGGTGTTTGCGCCGCCGAAATACATCCTCTTGTATGAATTGGAGTTTCCGTCGTCGGTGCTGATTAAATAGGCCGTGCTGCTGTTGGTCGGGAATACGGTATTCGGCGCTGTTTGTTTGGTGTAGGCGCTTTTCGTGAAGGCCACGTCTCTGGTCGCTGTTGCCATCTGCTTACCTCATTCTCGCCCGGACTTTGGAACTCTTCGCCCAGCGGATCAGCGCCTGAAGAGCTTCCAGATCGTCCACATTGATATTAAAAACGTAAGTGTCGCCGGCAGCCAGGTCTTCACTCTCTTCCGTGTTGAAGATCTGCGAGCCCTGCGGCAGACTCACCAGTTCCGGACCGGCCTCGCCGACCCAGGTCAGGCCGCCTCGCCACCAGTCCGTGCCTCCGGCGTTGTAGCCGTAGACGTAGTTGCCGGTCTTCAGGTCGTAGTACTGGCCGCTCGCCGTGTCATAGCCGAGGCCGTCGCGGGTGCTCATGCCCTGCTTGTTGGCGTGGTACTCATTGTACTGGTCCAGCGTGCCTTCCTGCTGCATGTACACGCTCTGCCAGTGGCTCAGCGTGCCGGAGCTCTTGCCGAAGCCCATGGCGTTGCCGATCCGGGAGAAGTCCAGCGTCATGATGCCCGCGATCACGTCCGCGGTGTCCGCGATCAGCGCGCAGAACTGGGCGATCCCGCCCAGCACCGATTTAACCAGGCCGAGGCCCTGATTGAGGCCCGGGATTCCTTTCAGGATCTTTCCGCCGGTCCTGAGGATAGAGCTGAGGCTCTCGATGATGCTCGCGAGGTTCGGAATCAAACCAGACCGTTCCAGCATCTCGCCGGCCGTCTTGACCCCGTCCGTGAAGAGTTCCATGGACGCCTTGGCCGCCGGGGCGAAGTCCGCCGCCAGCTGTTTCTTGTTGGCCTCGATCGTCAGCTGCAGCGTCTGGTAGGCGTCGTCCACCTCGCCGAGCTTTTTGATCTGCTCTTCATCCAGAATGTAGCCAGCCGCCCGAGCCTGCGCCGTGTAGTCTTTCAGAGCCTGGCTGCCCTGGTTGATCAGCGGGTTGAGATCCTGGGCGCTCTTGCCCATGAGCTCCATGGCCGCTGCATCGCGTTCCGTGCTGTTGCCCATCTGACCGAGGGCATCGATCACATCATAGAAGACCTCCTCCGCGCTGCGGAGGTTGCCGGTCGTCTCATCGACAATGCTGACGCCCAGCGCCGAGAACTTTGCCTGCGCGTCCTCGCTGCCGCCGGCGGCGTCGCCCATGGCCTGGGTGATTTTGGTCATGGCGCCTTTGATGGTCTCCGCGTCCGTGTCGATCAGCGGCGCGGCATAGTCCCAGGCCTGCAGCATCTCGGTCGGGACGCCGGTGATCGTGCTCTCCGTGATGTACTCATCCACCTGTGCTGCCACGTCAAGTGTCAGCTGACCGAGATCGTGCACGGCCTTGACCAGGGCTGCGATGGCGCCGGCCGCTGCGGCCATGGTGGCCACCGTGCCTGCAGAGAGGCCCTGCATGCCGTTCAGGGCGTTCTTTGCCCCCTGGGGGATCCGGATGCCCAGTTTATCGGCCAGGCTTTCCACCGTGTCCCCGAGGCCCAGCATCTCTTTGCCTTGGCCGTTCAGTGCCTGGGTATTTTCTTCAATGGCATGCTGCAGGTCGAACTCTGCGGCCTCCGCGTTGTTAAGCTGCTGGATATAGCTCTGGGTCCGGCTGTCCGCCTCGCCGTACTGTTTCGCCGCGAAGGCCACGGCCTCCCGGAGCTTCGTCACCTTGTCCTGCTGCTGCAGAAGCTGGCGCTCGAGAAGTTCTCCCGCCTTGGTCAGGTATTCGGTGCTCTCTGTGTTGCCCTTGTACTCCGCCTGCAGCTTCCGCATCTCGCTCGCCAGGGTACGGTTCCCGGCATTGAGCTCGGTGAGCGCCTGCTTGTATTCTTTTTCACCGTCCAGCACGACCTTCGCGCCGACGTTCCTGGTGGGTCCTGCCATTGTCTCTCCCTCCGCTGTCTGCTGCGCCCCGTTCCGGTGTCCGCTGCGGACACCGGAGGCGCGGTCCCGGAGGCGGAAGCCTCCGCTGTGATTTTACGCTTGCGTCAGACGCCGAAAACGTCAGACGCCGAAAAGTTCATGGATGGCCGGCACCGGTTCCTGCCACGGCGTCCGGAAGCTCGGGGCCGCTGCCGCGCGTTTCGGCGGGAAGTGGGCGTCGAACAGTCGGATGAGCCGCGACGGGTTCGCGGTCCGCCAGAAGCTCTCCTCGCTCTGGTGACAGTCGAACATCCAGATACTGAGAAACCGGGCGAAGTCGATCCCGTCGGATCGGCCTGCCCGGTCGGTCAGTTTCCCGAAGTCTCGGGCGGTGTTTCGTCCGGAGTATCTTCTGCCGCGGCACCCGGGAACACAGTCACCGGCGCCGCTTCTTGCTGCGGGGCCTTATCGCCAGGCGCGGCCATGGACCGCACCACCAGGCCCATGACCTGTTTGGTCACCGTGGTCGACAGGTCCGCGAAGCTGAGCCGCCGGCCGACCTGTTTCCGGGTGAAGCGCTCCTTCCATCCCTGGTCCTCGGCGTAGTCGTTGATCATCGCCGTGAGGAACTCCAGCGCGCTGCTGATGGCCCGGTCCGGATCCAGAGCCTCGCCCAGGTTCCCGCCGTGCGCGTCCTGGATCACTTCCAGCACGGCCATGTTGCAGCGCAGCATGTAGGTCTTCCCCTCAAACTCAAAGGGGATCTCTTCCAGTCTCAGACTCATGTGCCGCCTTCCGTCTTACGCTTCGAAGGACGCGTCGACCCAGGCCCGCGCGGCGTTTTCATCGTCCACCAGCGCCCAGGCGTAGAATCCGCCCTCATTGTTGTCGGTTTTCAGAAACTGCCCGCTGATCGTGGGCGTCTGGAACTGAATGCTGTTGTTTTTGGTCTGCAGGCTCAGGCTGGGCGGGCCGAAGCGCGTTTTGCGCACGAACATGCAGAAAAACTTGTTTTCATGGTCCACTATGTCGGGGGAGTAGAATGCGACGCCGACATAGCTGCCCAGGTCTCCTGCGCCGATTTTCAGGCCGGCGACCTGCGTGGTCGTGGCGGAGCCTCCGGTGGTCGGGGTATAGGTGATGCTGCGGCTGTCATCTTTGACGCCGAGCAGGAGCTTTTGCGCCGCGTTAATGATGTACTTGACGCCCAGGCTGATCGCGCCGCCGACGACCTCGCTGACGAACTCCGCTTTGCCGTCCTCCGCGTAGAGCGAGCCCTCGGCCCGTTCGACTTCAAGATTGGCCGTGATGGCGTCTCCGACATTGACGGGGTCGCCGTAGCTCACGGCATTGTTGGAGAACTGATACGGGGCGGCCTTGATGTATTTCAGTCCATACTGAGGCATGTTGTTTCCTCCCTTATTTCCCAAATTCGTTTTCGATCCAGTCTCCGATGACCTTCTCGGCCTGGTCCTGGATCTGATCGGCGCCGCGGTTCATCGCGGTCCCGATAAACGGTCGGGCCGGCTGGCCCTTTTTTCCGTATTCGTTGACGAACGCGATCTCCGCGTTCCGGGTCTTCGTCTTTCCCCGGGTCCTGGACCCGGTGAAGCTGATCATCTCGTAGCCGCCGTACTCGGTCTTTTTGGCCTTCCGGGGCTTGATCTTGTCCAGAATGTGGGTGTCGCTCTCCGGATCCCGGACTCCCATGGCCTCACCGGTGCTGCGGATCTTCTCCGCGGCCACGTCGGCCATCTTGTCCAAGGCCTCGGCCGTCACGTCAAAGGGGATCTCCGAGATCCGCCGGAAGGCGTCCTCCAGATCCTCAAACCCTGTGAGCTCAAGCGTAGCCATAGAACGCACCTCCGTCCGTCCATTCGCACTCCAGAACCCAGTGCTGGCCGTCGCTGTCCGTTGCGTCCGTCGGGATCGGCCAGGTGAAGCCCTCATCAAAGAGAGCCCGTGTGATCGCCAGAATGGCCGCTCTGGGGTCTTTCCCGTGCGGAAGGTAAAAGTGCACCTGTACGAGGTAACGCGCGGCGTGTGGTGCGCCTTCCGCCCACACTTCGCCCACCACGTTGTAGTTCCAGACGATGTACTCGGTCAGGGGGCCTTTGTACACATGCGGGAACACCGCGCCGGGGAAGAGCGGAGAGAGCGCCGCCTGGATCGCCTCGGCCACGCAGGCCTCCTGCAGTGTCGTCTCGCTCATCTCATCACCTCCGTGAGGATCAGCGTGAGAGAATCGAAGGTCTGGGGGAAGCTCCGGAGGATCCGGTAGCGCCGCCCGTTGAACTCCGCCAGGCGGTAGCCGGAATATCCGGCCGGCCAGAAGTCCAGATAGTCCACCGTGCTGACCTCCGCCTGCGCGCTGGCCTGCACGCCGGCCTTCATGCTCTGGTAGAACTCCGACTGACTCACGCCGTCCTCCCAGTCGCAGAGAAGCGGGGGAGTGCTGCGGTGCTCGATCGTACCCTCGAAGCCGGACGCCGCCTGCGTGCTCTCGCACCAGATCAGCGTGATCTCATCGCTCCAGGGTGTGTGCAGCGTGGAGTTCGGGCTCATGTCGCGCTCGCCTCCGTCCTGGCTTTCTGGCCGAACAGGCGGTTATTCCGGGCGACGGTGAGCATCCGCGGCATCGGCGCGCCGTCGATGCGGCTGCGCCAGAGCCAGCCG